ATTCAACAAATAAATCGTCTGCAAAAGAGTTTACTAATGCGCCAGAACTTGCTTGACTAACGTGTAATTTATAAGAAGGACTCGCAGTACCCACGCCAACATTTTGACTAGAATCAATCGTAATCGCAGTGCTTGTGGCGTTATCGTCGATGCCTGTGGAAGTTAGACCAGTGGTCGTGATTCCAGTTGTTCCATTTAATGTAATAGTCATTAGATAACCACCCACCGTGCTCCAGATGAAACCGTAACTGTAACGCCCGCGTTGATAGTGAGCGGGCCTGTACTCATCGCGTTCTTATCTGACGCAATGGTGTAGTCCGTAGTTACGACTTGATCGTTTTCGTAGAATACTGCGTCTGTTCCGCCGCCTGATGCGCCGCCGCCAATAGAGCCCCACGCAGTGCCGTTGTATCCCTCAAATGACGCCAGATCGGTGTTAAAGCGAAGCATGCCGGTAATTGCTGAAGGCCGTTGCGCTTGTGTGCCCGTGGGCATCTCCACCGCAGTCGTGGCGTCAACGTGTAACCCTGCTACCGTTGCCGTGCCTGTAGTGGTGATCGTGGTAAATGCGCCAGTGCTTGCACTTGCCGCGCCAATAGCTGTGCCGTCTATGTTTCCGCCATTGATGTCGACCGAGGTGGCTGTCAGCCCTGTCACAGTCAAGTCGACGTTGACATCTGAAACAACGGCTCCAGAGCCCGCGCCGTCAAACTTCAGAAGTACATCTGCGCCGTTCGGAATTTCAAAGTCGTTAGAGGCGCTGTAGGTGCCTTGGAAGATAATAATTGAACGGCTCGCCGTGAGACTGTTTCGGATATGAACAATCTTTTCCGCATCGTTCGGGGTGAGGCGAACATACGCTGTACCGCCTAGATCGCCGCCATCAATAAACTCCACAAACTTGTTGCGGCCATCTGATACGGCGCCATCGTTAATAGGCAAATCAGTTGGAGATCCAGAGCTTCCCGCGCTAGACAGAGTTACCTGAACCACACCATTGATAGCCTGATCCAGCAGGTCAAAGTTGGTGTTGGTTGTGTTGCCCCATGTTCCTGACTGCTCACCAGTAGCAATCTTCTCGATGCCGAGATTTGTGGTATATGTGCTAGGCATTAATCATTCCTCATCATGCCGCAATATCTAAATAGTTTGGCGTTTGCGATGGCTGTATTTCTGTCCAGCCGGGGTTTTGAGATGGGTTCAAGTCTGAGTAATTTGGATTTTGATCCGGAACAACCTCGCCCCAAACCAAGACCAAGCCAACCTCACCAGTTGCACTGACGCCCGTTACTGGCACGTTAGAGTCAGACTCAACAGAAACGGCGCCAATCGCGCTGGTCGCCGCAAGCCCGGTTACGCTTGTATTTGCGTCAGCAGATGCAACTGCGGCGCCAACAGCGCCAGTGCCCTCTACTCCAGTCGGCAAAACATCTATTGACTGAATAACAGCCGCTGTTCCAACCTCGCCTGTAGCGCTTACGCCCGTAGTCGAGATGTTTGCGTCAGCAGTGGTTGTAACTGCGCCAACTGCGCTCGTCGCCGAAAGCCCCGTGGGGAACACGCTAACCCCAAGCTGGACCTCTGTGGTGCCAACTGCGCCCGTCGCCTCGACGCCAGTAGCTGGCGCAGTAGCCCCTGCCTCAACAGTGACAGAACCCGAGCCGCCAGTGGCATCCACTCCATCGGGAGAAGCCGAGGCATCCGCCTCGACTGACGCAGACCCAACGGCACTGGTCGCCTCTACACCCGTAGCACTAACACTGGCTCCTGCCGTGATTGTGACCGATCCGGGTGAGCCTGTTCCTGACAAGCCAGTAACAGATATGCTTGCATCAGCGGCCACAGCCGCCGTACCAACCTCTCCAGTGCCTTCGACACCTGTTGCCGAAACGCTTGCGCCAGCAGAGATCGTGACTGATCCGGGCGCACCAGTGGCTCCAACGCCAGTAGCGCTTACGTTTGCGTCAGCCGAGACCGATGCTGAACCGACTGCACCTGTAGCAGATACGCCTGTAACAGAGACATTGGCTAAGCCGGTAACGGTGACGGAGCCTACAGCCCCAGTCGCCGCTAGCCCAGTAACGGAGACATCAGCCCCCGCAGATGCGGTAACTGACCCTACCTGACCAGTGGCCCCCGCATTGGTGACACTCCCTTCACCCCAAGCGAGATCGCTCCAGTCACCCCGGCCCCAGCCGGTAAATGGAACGACTACATCCGTCATTATGCTATGCGGATAATCGCGTTACTCGCATCTGCCGTAGGGAATACAATGGTGAAGTCTCCGGCAGTGGAGGTCTTGTCTGCGCCAAAATCCAATACCACAACGCTGGGATCGCCAGTCGCCGTGTCGTTATAGATCAAGGCTCCGCGAGCAGTAATCGTAGCGCTAGCAAACGTCAGGTCAGCAAAATCAGTAAAAGCCGTGGTGCCAGACGCAGAGGGGTCAACGCGAGTCAATGTGCCGCCGCCAGCGCTATACCCAGTTCCGCTGACCTCGTTGGTCGCTGTGTAAGCTGTAGTGGAGGCATCAAACGAAGCATTGTTGTCATACAAGGCCAGCTTAAAGGTGCTTCCACCTGAGTTTTTGAAGTTGTGGACCGCTTCAAGCAATTCCTGCTTGAAAGACGTACACATAAAGTTTCCGCTAAACGCCATTTAAAGCCTCCTGATAGCTTCGGCTAAGTCTTTTTGCCCCGCTTCGATAAGGGCGTTGTAAATGGTTGTACGATCAGACTTGATCGCTTCCTTCATGTAGTGCAACAGGACTGAGCGAATCTGGCCTCGGTATGCCAGAGCCTGCTGTTTTACTGTCGGATGAGCAGTATCAGAAACGGAAACAATCCGGTCTAAGCATCGCTCTGCCACTTCCTCGGGGGTAAATCCCCTGTGACTGGTGGTTTCTACGCCAACAGTGCCGATCTCCATTTCGAGCATTAAGTTCTCATCTTCCTGACTGCACCGCTACGATAACTGTCAGTGGTGCTGTACCCCTCGCCCAGCTCCTCTAGGCGCTGGATTGCATCCTCATACCTTTGGGCATACAGCCCCATAAGATCCGCGTCGCCCTTGAGATAGGTGTACGCCTCAACCAAGCATCCGTACAGCAGTGTTGTTTCTGCATTGGTGCCTAGCCAGCTCGTTCCGGATGTAGCGGTTGTAATTGACTCTGGTTTGTGGAAGTAATGAAGCTCGACCGCAAAGCTACTATTTGGCGTGGGGCCAATCAAAAAATAATCTTCACTAAAAATGGCATACGCCTTGGGCACGCCAGTGACCGTTGAGTCCGGATACGCCTCGCGAACGTAATTCACGTCCTTAAACAGCAGGTATTCGTAACCTGAGTTATCTATCGCAAGCGAGTAGGGAGACAAAAAGTCAGTCGGCATAGCTAAATAGTTGTTGCTCGCCGTCATGCTCGCGGTGACATTCTTGCGAAAATCCGGAAGCTGACACCGCTTCAGTATTCGATCTTCTGCCTGCGTGATAATAGTCGGCAGGTTGTTGACGAAGCTGGTCTCATTCGACTCAACATAGTCTTGAATCGTCTGCTTGAGAGTGGTGAAGGTAAACGCCATCAGGATATCTCCACCGTTACGCGACCGACATGCCCTGACATGTCGAGACCAACAGTGCGGCTACCCAAAGCAGTATTGCCGCCACCCACAGGGTCCCACGCATATAGAGACCGACTTTCATCCAAACTAGTGTCGGGTCTTGGATTTCTAAGCGCTTGCGGGTCATTCGCATTGACATCTCCCAGCTTGAGTTGAGGCTGGTCCTTGTCAACAACGTCGCGGCCAACAAGGAGGCCATTCCATCGGCCATCCTCAATCTGGCGCACCAAGTCGCGAAGCGGGTACCGAAAACCAGTTCGGTCGCAAAACCCGTAAGCGTGCTTGCCTTTTGCGTAGCTACTCATAAGTCGTTGTATCCACCCGGAGACATATACAAGGCGGCTTTTTCTCTTGCCGCGTCAGCCGCAAGCGACCACTGCTCCTCATAGACCTGCTTGAGCATTGGGGCCATCTGCATGACTTCCGGCCTCTTGCTCGCTATTTGGTAGGCTAGCCCCGACACCAAGCACGGCAAGAACCTTGCCGGCACATCCATGTTGTTTGATGCGGGACTGCCAGTATCTTCTATACGCTCCATGTAGTAATAGGCGAACGTATAGCTCGTCGTGGCATCTGGCACAGGCCAGAAGTGGACGGTGATTCCTGTCGGCTTGCGCTCGACGTAATACTGCAATGGGCGACCCTGAGTCAGCTTGTTGGTCTGGTGAGCGTACTGACTCACCGAGATGCGTTGCATCGTCAGGTCTGCCTGCTTGGAGGTGTTGCCTGCGTCTGTGCGAAGCAATCCCTCGATAATATCTAACTTGTCAGCACTAAGGTCGTAAGATCCTGTCCCCGCAACAAGAGCCAGCGAGGTGTCCCGAACTGTCCAGAGATTAAGGCCCCTGTTTTGCCACTCAAGCATGAGCAGATCAAGACTGCGGCGAGCAGTTTTGTAATCGTACCCGCTCCTAAGCTCCAGCCCTGCACGCTCGTATGCCTCTTCTAATATGTCAGACAAGTCAAGGGTAAAGCCTGTTGTTCCGCTCGTTGCCATTTATACAGTCCGCCCTCTAGTCCTACCGCGAATCGCAATGCCGTTTCTACACTTCGGCTTTGGGATTCTGCCTCCGTTGGATTTTTTCTTAACGCCAGCCTCAGAAAGCGCAATCGCTACCGCCTGCTTGGGATTCGTGACCTTCTTGCCAGAACCGCCAGACTTCAGAGTCCCCTTCTTGAACTCACCCATTACCTTTTTGATCTTGTTTTTTCTGGAAGATGGTGCGTTTTTTACCTGCTTTGCAGTCTGAGCCCTGCTAATAGCCATGCTTCACCACTTAGTCTTGTCGGCCCAGTATGCGGCAGACATCTTCCCCTTTTTGATGTTGCGACGGTGGCGAGCCTTGAATGACTTGCGCTTGGCCTTCATTCTTGCTGACTCTCCGGATTTTGGCTTGCCAGCCGTCTTGGCGCCCTGCTCCCCAAAGCGGATAATTTTTTCCTTGCCGCCCTCGCACGCCTTCACGATATGTGACTTCTTAGGGTGATTAGGTGTCCGACGCGGCTTGTTGCAAGACATAGCCTTCTTATCTACTCGACCGCCCTTCTTGTAGTACACCCTCATTTTCGGTGCCTCGCTGTCTTTTTGGCCACCTTCTTGGGCTGGCTGGAGTGCTGTTTGCCCTTCTTGGTGTCCGCCCGCTTCTTGCGGGTGGTGGCGGCATACTCTTTCGCAGACAGAGACTTAATCGCCTTTTCGGGCAGATAGCGCTCGCCAGTGGCCTTTGTGCCCTGTGTGCTAGGCTTTCCAGACTTGGTGCGCCACTTCTGCTTTGTCCACTTCTTTAAAGACTTCTGCGATTTTTTGAGCGCCATCAGTCTCGGTACCCGCCGCCTTTGGCCTTGTATTGCTGTGCCAGCATTTGTGCTTTTCTGGCACTCCACTGTCCGGGCTTGCCACCTTTTCCACTGGCTTTGATCTTGTTAAACAGATTCTTGCGCATAGTGGGCTTAGTGTAGTTTCCAGCTTCATTCACCCTCGACTTTGTTTTGCCGCCCTTCTTGTAATAGAGTCGCATCAGTCGTAACTCTTCTTTACCTTCAGAACAATGCTGTAAGAATCGCCGGTACTGTGTCCGACAGTGGTAAAGTTAATATCGCCGGTCTTGCCTGCGCCGGCATTGTTTGGAATGCCAATGAAATCAGAAAAATCCAATGAGTCTGAGTAGTCAGCAGGAAGCTCCCACGCCAAAACATCCGTCGTCGCGTCAAACAGAATCTCCACGCCCATGCCGATTGTTGAGTACCAGATGCACTCTATCTGCACGCTAGTGCAGGCGGCGTCGTTGGCGGGGTTTTTTGAAAGACTAGACACGTCAATCTTGGTCACGGCAGACTCGCCCGTGCCATCGCTAACATTCGTGAACGCAAAAATCGCGGTGCGAGGACCATCTTCTATTGTCTGGCTTGTAACTGTGTCAGCCATTCTCGTCTCCTAAAAGAAAAAAGGGGCCGAAGCCCCTGTTATTAACCGGCAGAGACAGTCAGTACGCCAGAGTTGCTATAGAGCTGGCCGGCTACTGAAGGGTCTGAGGTAGGCAGATCCTTGAAGATAATAACGCTGTTGGTGCCGTCGTGAGTAATAGAGATATTCTCGGTTACAACGCCAGTGCCAGATGCCTTGCTGATGTCCTTAAACCCGTTCTCTGAGCGGACGGGTCCATTAAAAGTCGTATTAGCCATGTGGGTCTCCTGTCTTGGCTAGCGTCTAATGTTCCACGGGGAACAATTAGTCAGGAAGAAAAGGGGGCCGAAGCCCCCGTACTATTAGGACGTGCCGGGCGAACCGTAGATGCCCAGAGGATCGGATACGCCGAAGCTGTATCGCTCGCGAGCCTTGTACCGGACGTTGCCGGTGTCAAAGTCGCCGTCCATTGAAGTCTCCAGCGCGGTACGCTGAAAGTGCTTCATGCCGTTCGGTACATCGGTGATGATGAAGAAGGCGTTGGTGTCAGTCAGGAAGTGATTGACTGAGTAGCCTTCTGGGATCGACCCGTTGTTGCGAAGGGCGTTGATGTCGTTGTCAGCCGTGCCAACTCGACCTTCAGTCTCAAGCAAGCGAGTTGCTACAAACTGAAGCGCGGGCGGAACGATCAGACGACGAGGACGTGCCGCAATCAGCAGACCACGCTCATCGGTAAATGCGGCGATGTTAATCACTGCATCTTCCAGAGAGGTCTCGTTCAGGTCAGCCGCAACAGTAGGACGGTTAGCGTTAGTGCCACCGTTTACCAGCGGGTGAGCTGTGCTGAACAGCGTTACGCCGTCACCAGAGTTGTAAGACGTGAAGCCGTCGTTAAGCGGGTTAGCCGCTTTAACCTGCTTGGTGTGAGCCATAGCACGGGCCAACGCCTTGGTGTAACGAGCAGACAAAGAGTCATACAGGTTATCTTCCATAGCTTCTTCAGTGATGGAGAAGCCGAGAGCGATGGTCTCGTGGTTATAGCGAGCAGTGAAAGACTCCTGTGCTGAGTCGTAGCTGATGGCCGCGCCTTCAGCTTTGACTGGTGCCGCACCGAAGCCAGACAACTTCACTTCTTCTTCAAACGAACGCTCAGATGATTCAGTTTCGTAAATCATCGTGTGCTCGTCATCGTAGCGCTCATACTCCAGACCGAACAAAGCGTTCAGTCCGGGCAGAAGCTCTTTCAACATTTGTGCGCGTGAAATAGCCATTGTTTATGCCTCCTTAAACGCCAAGCGCCGTATCGTAGGCATGGCTTCCGGGCAACCAAGTAACGATGCAATCGGTGAACGAGTCACCTACCGCACTGTCAGGCCCGTCAACAAAGTCAACGATTCGGAGTGGGAACGTGTTAGTGGTAGCAATCGAAGAAGCGTCGAGCGCATTCTTACTGCGGCCAATAGAAGTTGAACCGGCAGTGCTGATTGCCTGTACGTTGTTGCCAAGGCCAGTCTGGGCAATAGAGCCGTCGCCCTGCATCTGCATGACCAGCTTGGGGTCATCACAAACGTAGGCTACAGCGTCAGATGCCGCAGTAGAAGCAGGCCAGTATTGGCTGAAGGTTGGTTGACCAGTGCCGGGATCTGTGTAAGCACAACCACAGAACACGCCAACAGTACCGGCGACAGCGGCAGTGGTAACTGCGGCCTTCTCGACGGTGCCTGCGGCAACCAGTTTTACGAAGTCGCCATAAAAGATGTCAGTGCCGTAGCCTGAAGCAACTTTAATGTGGCGAACCTTCCCGGTGAAGGAACCGGAGGCACTGAGCGTACCTACGGGTTCTGCACCCATTGGAGTAGCTGAAGAAGCCATTTCCTTTCTCCTTGAAAGTTAGCAACCGAAACCACCCCTTGCGAGGTTAGTTTCGACCAAAGGTTGTCCGAGTGGACCGCTCTGGATTAAGAACGGGCATTCGGGGATCGTTTTGCTTGAGGAAGTTGTTGTCCACAGACTCCATCTGGTTAGATGCCATGTTCTGGAAGTGCTCCTCTCTGGCCTTCATCTTGTCGGCTGGTGCCTTGCAAAGAAGCAAGCCGCCGATCTCGATGTTGCCATCAAAACGGGAGTCAATGTCTGACATGACATTCAGCTCTGGATGATCTTCCGACTTAACCGGAACCCAGCCTTCCCTGAACTTCTGAGAGACATTGGTGTTGTCTGCGTGACCCAAGGTGCTTGTTCGTACCCACCGGAATACCCAGCCGTCTTGCGGCTCTGGTGTCGGAAGCACGGATGCAGGCAACCATGAATCGGATGGACGTTCTTCTACCTCTCGGGCTTCTGCCGCCCGCGTTGTGCGCTCTTCTGCCATGATTAGCTCTCCTTGAGTAACTGGTTGGCATATTGTTCGGGTGTAAGACCAAGACGCTTAGCGAGTGCGACTTGGGTGCGGCTCAACCTCACTTTGCGTGGTTTGGCGCCATTGTTCCTTGCGGAAGGTGCCACCACCACGGAGGGGCTTCGGGAAGTCGAGGAGACCGGACTCTCTGAGTCGGTCGAGCCACTACTCTCTTCTCCGAAGTATTCTGGGAACTTGCCCTGCACGCGCCGGTCAAGCTCGTCATAGTAGTCGTCTGTCTCGGGGTCGAAGCCCTCGTGACGGATCATCTTTTCGTGAACGCCATAGGCGAACGCGGTCATTTCCATGTGGTCCTCAGACTGGAACCACTTGTTCTGCTCTGCCCATGCCAGTGCTTTTTCGCTTGGCTTGCGCAGTTGAGGCTGTTGTTGCTCTGGCTGTGGGGCCTGCTGGGCCGTCACATGCTGAGCAAACTCATCCTCTCTCGGCAAAGGCTTCGACGCCTTGTAGTGGTGGGTTCTCTGAGAAATCTGACCCAGCTCATACTGTGCACTATTCAGCGCCTTCTGAGCCTCAATCTGCTTCTCAGTGTTGCCCTCCTCTACAGCTTGGCGAAGCGATGCTTCTGCGCTCGCCATCGCCATTTGGGCGCGTCGCTCTGACTCTCCAAGGAGAGCCCCTTCGCCCTGATGAAGTACACGCTGGAGTTCGCGATTTTGGTCTGCATACTGCTGGGCAACCTTAATCGCTTCTTCCCGCATACGCTCCGCATCTTCCCGGAGTCGCCGCTCTTGGTGCTGTTCATAACGGAGTTTGTTGATGCGCTTCTTGACTTTATCGCCGTAGCCCTTCAGCTCATCATCATCGTCGGCAGACTCGTCCTTGGCAGGCTTTGCCTTTGCGATTGGGCGCCTATCTTCTGGCTCCCGATCATCGACAACCTCAATGTCAACACTGGGATCGGACTCTTCTTGATCGACCTTCTTGCCTATCGTTGTCCGAACCCCGAGGAACTTGTCCTCGTTTGACATGGACGATTCTTCCATCTCAATCTGTTCTTCGCTCATACCTTCTCAATCCCCCTTGGGTCCTCAACAACAGCTTCAACACTGTCGTCATTGATTAGTCGAAACTCTTTACCGTGCACCTTGAATCGGGTGCCGCTATACGAACGCATCAGAATCCAGTCCCCTTCTTGGCAGTAAGCGCCATTCGGAAACCGTTTCTCGTCCTTGTAAGCGTCTGCGCCCATCTTCAAAACGAATCCACAGATGGAACCAATCTCTTCCACCTTGAGTGTTTCAGCCGCTTTGATGATGCCGCCTTCCGTTTTCTCGTCAGGCTCTGGCAGTGCGATAAGTAGTTTGTAACCCTTGGGTTCTGGAAGTTGACTTGCCTTCTTTGGCTCTTCCGTCATGTTGTACATCCCTGCACCGAAAAGTGGCGTTCGGAGTCGCCTTGCGTCGCTTCATGCAACGAAATCGGAAGCGCTCACTCCGTGAGCGTTTATTCTCGTTCTAGTCTGTTGTTTAGATCGAGAAGCTCGCGTTCGGCGTAGGCTAGGCCCTCTATGATGCCGGTACAGCGAGAGTAATCATTCATGTCTTTACAACCACCGCCTGCGACGTGATCCGTCACCTCGTTCATGTGGTCGCGGTAAATTTTTTGCAGTGCGGCTAACAAGTTGTTAGTAGCGATATTACTCATTATCAATCAGGCCCTTAACGACATTAAATCCCGACCTGAATCCTTCAATCTCTTCTCTGGAGCGATTCGCGTCCTTAGCTGTCTGCATTTTTGCCGCCAGCTTTGCCGCTTCGATTCGCTCCTGAGTTTGAAGTTTCTCCATGTCTACGACAGCTTTGCCCTGCGCCTTCTGGAGATCCGCCTGTATCTTGGCCATTTCCGCTTGCGCCTTGGCAACTGCCTCACCTTCCTTGATCTGCAACTCTTTTTGTTGCATCTGAATCACAGGATCTTCCTGCATCTCAGCATTCTGCTCGGCCTGCGCCATACGCTGTGCCTTGCCTGTCACCTGAGCGGCGGCAGGAGCAACCAGCTTGGATATACGGAACTCAATATCTTCAGGCAGTGGTTCGTCTGGGGGCGGAAGCTCCACACCCAGCTCGCGCTCAATCTTGGCCCGATACTCAAACGCAACGTGCTCGGAGATATGCGCGGCCATAGCCGCCGCCGCCGCTTGAGCAGTGGGGCTCTTCTCCATCAACTGCATGACCTGCGGGTTCTCCATCAGAGACATGTGCACCTGAATATGTGCCTCATGGTCTTGATACATGAACGCCTTGACTGGCTCGCCATTGATGATGTTCATGTTCTCGCTGACAGGATCTGTCGGCTTGATGTCGTCCTCAAGCGGGACAACCTTCTCCGCATCTTGGATACCCAGCACTTCCAGCATTTGCCGGTGTAGCAGAGGCAGGTCGTACATCTGTGGCGCCTGAGACGCAAGCTGTAGTGCCGCCTGATACTGCATGATGCGTTGCGCCATCGTGCCCGCGTTCGGGTCGCTGACGGGAATAATATCTACGCGGTCGTCAAAGTCCGTGGCTACCAACGGGCCTTCGTCTGGCTCGTATGGGTAAACATCGGGGCCGTAGTCCCTGACAAGTTCAGACAGGATCTTCAGCTCTCTTGACACCGCGTGGTGGACACGGCTCTGGACCGCGCTCAGCACCTTCATCTCTCGCTCAAGCACTGCCAGCGTGGTGCCTACAGGCGCCTCACCGTTAATGTCTGACGCCTTAACATCTGCGGCTGACGCAAACCGACGCCCTTCCTGAACAATGTCGCCCAGCAACTGATACAGGACGCCACTTGGCTCCTTGTATGGCAGGAAGGTGATGTTGTCGCGGATGGCGCCACTGGGAACGTCCACATCCCTAAACTCTCCGGGCATGATGGGCGTGTCGTCGCCTTTGATTCTGAGTCCGCGAGACTTCAGACCGCCCGGAAGGTTCGATAGGGTGCCGGAGTCGACGAGCTGTCGCAGGATAGATGTGGCTGACTTAGACAGCCCGCCAATCATGTGCACCAAGCCGAAGCCGTAGAACCCTAGTCCGGGCAGGTATTGATAGTGAACGTAGTGTTCGCGCCGCATCTTTTGCGGGTCATTCTCGTACCAGTTGCGTCGGATCGACAGGATCGTTCGAGACGACTTGTCAATCGTAACGATATACGGAAGCGCGATGCCTGTGGGCTCGCCCCTGTCCGTATCTTCAAATCCGGGCAGGTCAATATCTACCTGCATCTCCAGCAAGGTGTGCCGGTTGTCGTACTCGTAGTTTTCTGAGTCGCCAGTGAGCCTGTTGTATTTGGCCTGTATCTCTGACAAGTCAGGCGTTGAAGGAGGCAGGTCTACATCTGCGTAGAACCCAGCAACCTGCAACTTGCGAATCTCATTGACCGTGCGCTTCATCACATGCGTGGCGCGCTCACACGTTGTCAGGTCAGAGGCGCCGTAGCTAACAACGAAGTCCTCTGCCGGCACAAACATTGCGCAGGGTCGACCCATGCTGGGGTCGTAGTACACCTTGCGGAATGCTGAGCCTGCAATCGGGAGAGAGAACAACAGCTTTTCTGTCTCGGTCCTGTACTCCGTCATCCGCTGAGTGATGAGGTAGTTCAGGTAGTTCTGTACCCGATTTGCCTGCTTGGTCTTTTCATCGTCCAGCTTGCCCACAATCGCCGTCTTGACGGGGCCGCTGGCGGGGTAAATCTCTTGTATCGTTTGCGCCTGAAAACGCACAACCGCTTCTGACAGCATGGGGTGGAATACGCCACACGCGCCCTCCCACGGGGTAGAGCGGTCCTCAAACTTGAGGCCCAGCAGATCCAGACCGCGAATATAAGAGTCTTCCCAGTCTGCTCTGCTGTTGCGATCCGCCTCAAATGCCGACACCAGCTCAGATGCGAGAGCGTCTAGCTCTCCGTCTGACAAGTAGTCAACAAGGTTGGAGTCGTGGCGAGCACCCAGAAGTTCAGCCGCATCAGGATCGAAGTCGATCATCATGCCGCCTTCATCATCGAAAATGCCGACTGCTTCTGGGTTTTCGATCACTATTTCCAGTGACGGATCTTCTGGCGTCAACTCACCAGTGAATGGTGTCGCCGCCTTATCAATCGCCATAATTAGCCCTTACCGGGTCTTGCAACTCTGGGCGGAGAACGGTCTCCACGGCGCCGCAAACCTTTCGGCTGTGGCTTGTTGAACATTGCCCTGCCGCCTTTAAAATAGCCCTTGGTCTTGGGGACCATGCCACCGGCCTTCATCT